CTAAATCAGCTTAAATCCTACCAGATGTGGAATAAGCCTGACTTTAAGGGACAGTTCAATCCTCATATAACAATATATAAAAGTGGAAATAAAGTATTTGCTAATAAAGTTTTAGAGTTTTTATCGAGTGAGATAAAATGTATTGAAACTTCCGATTATGATATTGCACCCTATCAACCAAAACAAAGTGATATTTTTAATCAAAACCCTGTCTTTAATGGTAGCCTAGACGAACTAGTCAAAAATGGAGCGGTTAGTACTGAAATTTTCAAAAAGGCACAAGATTTGGCTGACCAATTCAATTAATTGAAATGAATTGAAATGAATTGAAATGAATTTATTATTTTTCTAATTTACTAAGTTACATTCTCTAATCTAACTAAACTCACAAACCCACTTCCATTAATACGATGAACCACTTCCCATACCTGCCATTGAGCCTCGTCGATGCTCACTTTCCAGCCTTCAAGCCTTACAGGAGTTTGCGGGAACAGTTCGGGGTTGCCGTGGGCTAAGGTAAGTTCCATTTGCTGTTTGGCGCGTTGTAGCCGTTGCCATTCGGCCTCAGCTTCTTTCCTTGCGGTATTTTCCGAAGAATAGGTTTGCCGAAGGGTTTTAAGGTTATCCGATTTGCCAATATTTACAACATGGTTTTTCGCATTTTTGAATTCGTGCCATTTGGCTTTTACACCGCTAAAGGTGGATGCTCTATCGGCGATGGTCAATCGGTGTTTGTCGCCGTCTTGCCTTTTAATGGTGATGGTGGGAATGGCTTTGTTAATGGTTTGTCCGTTGCCAATGGGCAGCACGAGTAATTGCCCATTTTTAATGGTAATGATGGCGTCGTGTTGTTTGGCGAGTCGCGTTAAAAAGTGAGCGTCGGATTCGTTGGTTTGGTCGATGTGCGAAATCACCACGTTTAAAAGGCTGGGGGCAATGTTGGCGGTAAGCTGGTTTTCTTTGGCGAGGGTATTAACGATTTGCCCCAGGTTTTGATTATGCCATGAGCGCTCTTTTGGGGTTTTAAAGCCCTGGCGAAAATCGGCGCTCCGGGCGCGAATAATCAGTTTATCTGGCGCGCCTGAATGTTCTATTTCATCGACAATGAATTTGCCTTTGTCGACTAATTCCGGCTCGCCCTGAGACTGCCAACCAATCGCGCACGATAGCACCACGCCGCGAGGGGGAATCGCCAAGCGCCCATCGTGATCGCTCAGGGTTAGATCCAGTTGGTCGGCTTCTAATTCGCGCTTGTCGGTAAGGGTGAGATCGATTAGGCGGTTTGAAAGGTCGCCCGATACGGGCTTTCCTTCAATGTGAATGTCGAATGCGGGGCGGTAGGTCATGCAATTGCGCTGTTTTCGTTAATCAGTTGGTTCACAAAGCCGTCTAATTCGGCGGGTAAGGTGTTGTCATCGTCTACCCGTTTTAACGTGAGGCTAAACGCAATTTTTCGGGCGGCTCCGTGCGCTAAAAAATGGCTGTGGGTGGCTTCCACTTGTTCAATAAACCAAAGCCCCAGTGCATCGCCGTCGCCGTTTAATAACGCAAAGGGTTTGCCGCTCGATGCCATTGTATTGAGCATGGTTAAATCCTGCTGACCGCCCGTGATTTCGGGGTAAAGCGTGCCTGTTAGTGTGATGGTTTCTTCTTCCTGACCTAAGTACTGGTAGCCTGGTCGTGAGCCAATGCGGCTGTTGCTCACCCAGCGCTGTTTTGTGGTGCGTTTGAGTTGTTGGTATGGCGCGGATTCAACAGAAAACACAAACAAACCAAGTACTAACATCATGATGCGGTTTCCTATTCACTTTTCTGTTTATTCGTCGTATAGCCTTGAGCGGACGCGGGATAGCGCTTGTGCTTCGCGGCGATCCAGTTCTTCCCGAATTAACGCCACGAGCGCCTGATTTTCTTCAAAGCGCGCTTCAACATTACTTGCTGTATTACCGTTCGAGCCGCCCTGAGTGGTGTAAATATTCACATCGCCATAGTTGATAGTGATGCTGTGCTGAGCAGACGAAGGCCGAACTATTGGCGTAAGTTCAACGATGTTGGGTTGAACGAAATCGGATTCAAGATAATCAGGCTGAGTACTCCGCTGAATGGCATCTAATCCCGTTTGCGCTGGGATAAAGGTTTGTGTTTGCTGGTTAATTACGGTGATTTCTGGCGTTAGTTGAATAACAGGAGCCGGGTTTTGTTGCACATAATCAACAGGGGGCTGCGTTAAAGCAGGCGCAGCCATACCCGCGAAACCTGCCATCCCCGTCATGAGCACCGTACCGGAAATGGCTTTTTTGGCGGGGCTGATTACCGTTTGCGCATTTTGCGTGTGTGTTTGGTTTGGCGGTTCTTGCGCTATCGGTGGCAGCTCCACGTATTCGCGCTGAATTTGCTGGTTCAGTTTCAGCGTTTTTTCTGTTCCCTCATCGCCAAATATCGCTTGCCATAAACCGCTTACCACTTTTGCGGTGTTGTCTATCCAACTGAATTTTTCCCGCAGCCAATCAAAGCCTTTACCTAAGCTTTCGGTTACTTTGCCCCAGTTTTGATACAGCACCCAACCGATGCCAATTAAAGCGGCGATGCCCGTTATCATTAGCCCGATGGGGTTGGCGTTAAGGGCGATATTCATCAGCCAGGTGGCTTTGGTCATTCGGGCAAGGCTTGCCACGGCTTTTAACACGCCGCCACCAATAAACAGCAGGAAGCTTTTCATGGCGGCGCTGCTGGCTAAAGTGTGGATCCACATTAAGCGTATGGAATAAATCATCATGGCCAGTGGGCCAAGCGTACCGGCAATGGCTAAGGCCAGCGCACCGCCCACGGTAACAGCAGCGACAACCATGGCGACCACGCGCGCTAGCTGCCCTGCAAGTTCTGGATTTTGTTGTACCCATACGTTCACCCGGTTGATCACGCGGGTGACGCTTTGGAGCATGTCGCGCATCGACGCGGTGTTGGTGCTGGCAACGGTAATGTTTAACCCTTCCCATGCCGATTGCATGGCTTTAATGTCGCCTGCGGTGTTGTCGCTCATTTGTGAGGCAACCCGGCGGGCTTCTCCGGCTGAGCGGTGCAGCACATCCATAAACTGGGTTATGCCTTCGCTACCGCTTTGGCTCACCAATTCCGCAAAGGCTGCGCCTGCTTCTTTGCCTGCAATCAGTTTGAAAAGTTCAAGCTGTTGTCCGCTGCCCATGTTTTCGGTTTGTTTGGCAATGTCCGACAAAATTTCTGGCAACGCGCGCATGTTGCCATTGTCCAAACGGGATTGAATGCCCAAAGCTTCCAGCGCTTTTATTGCGGGTGCGTGCGAGGCGATATTGTTGTACATGGTGCGCATTGCCGTACCTGCCATTGAGCCTTGAATGCCCACGTTCCCTAGCATTCCAGCAAGCGCGCTGGCTTCTTCAATACTTGCGCCGAATTTACTGGCAATGGGCGCAACGTAAGTCATGGTTTCGCCCAGCATGCGCAAATCAACGTTGCTTCGGGTGAGCGTGGCGGTGAGTACGTCGGCAACTCTGGACATTTGATTGGCTGGTAATGTAAAGCCGCTCAGAATGTTCGACGCAATGTCGGCGGTTTCTTTTAGCTCGGTGTTGCCGTCGGCGTAATTCAAATTCAACATATCCGGCATCGATGCCAAAATATCTCGCGCGTTAAACCCGGCCATTGCCAGAAACTGCATACCTTGCCCGGCCTGCGTTGCCGAAAATTCGGTACGTGCGCCCAGTGTTTCGGCTTGTTGTTGAAGCTGTTTAAAGGCTTGGGAGGTCTTTTCTAGTCTTGCCAGTGCGCCCACTTTCGCCATTTGTTTTTCAAAGGCGATACCCGGTTGAATGAACTCGCCAATGCCGGTTAATACCCCGGAGCCGGTGGCAACACCTGCCGCGCCGGTAATGCCTAAATTGGCATTTCGCTGTGTGGCTTTGTCGTACTGTTGGCGTGCCTTAGTAGCGGCGTTGGTTTTCTTACGAATATTTTCCAGGCGTTTGGCTTGTGTGCTGAGCCTGTTGTTCACGTCGCTGATGTGAGTTGCCAGGCTGTGCTCTGCTGCCGATAAGCGCCGAACATCAATCCCGGTTTGTTTCAATGTAGCCTGTAAACGGGCTAACGAGGCGCGTTTATTACTGTGGGCTTGCTCTGCTTTATTCGCCGCGTTTCTGGCGGTTAAAAAGGCTTGTCGAAGTTTTTGGGTTGGCTTTTTGGTGGCGTTTAACTGCTGTTCTAATTGCCTTGCGGTTTCGCGTTTTTGGGTGAGCGCTTGGGCGGAGTGTTTCAGCGCTTTTTGCAACGATTTAAAGCTGCTAACAGTGGCTTGTGTTTTGTGTAGCGATGTCAACTCCGCGCCTGTGGTTGCCATTTGACCACGCATTTTTTCAGCGGATTGGATCATGCCCCGAAAAGGCCGCGTGACCTTATCCACGGCCTTTAACATGATATGAAGTTTTAACTCTTTGTTCATTGAGGTTCGCTACCGAGGCTGTGAGCGTTCATGTTTATCCATGGCGATGCGATGCCACTGCAGCAGCTCTTCCAACGACATGTTATCCATTTCAGACGGCGGCCAGCCGCCACCAAAAACAAGGTTGATGTCTGCCCAAATGTCCATTACGTCGTTTGGTAGTCTGCCTCCAGGAAAAAACGTTGAACGCCGTTCATCACTTTCATTAAGTCCGCAGGATCCAGCGCTGAAACCTGTTGTTCGGTGAGCATGGGCGCGGTAATGCGAGGCAATAACTGAATATACGCGGTAACGTCCATTTGCATCACATCCAGTAACTTTATGCCTCTGAGTTCACCCGCTTGGGGTTTGCGCAATTGCAGGTTATCAATGCTGTCATCGCCAAAGCTAACCGGGTGAGAAAGCGGGATGGTGGTGCGGTTTTCTGTGTTCATTTCTAGTGTTCCTGTTTAGCGTTCCTGTTTAGTGTTTCTGTTGACTTGAAATTTGGGCTAAAGGCCAATGGCTTTGCGCTGCTCTGCCAGGTTGTCGTTTCCATCGACGTTCTCGATGTAATTGGCATGATCGATCTCAATAATCACTTCGCCATTGATAGCAAGTTTGTAGTAGCTCACGGCCAGTTTTGCCTTGGTTTGGTGGTTTTCGCTTTTCTTCACCGAATCGGGATCGATCTCTTCCCAACGACCGCGCATGATCACTTCAATGCTGTCGGTGCGCGTGTTGCCGTCCTGACGCACCATGGCACCCGCGAAGCGAAGTTGCACACCTGCGTGGTTAATCAGCCCGTATTGACGAAGCACGTTTTCGGGGAATTCTTCTAAAGTGACTTCGGCTTCCATGGCTTCATTGCCTAAGTCGATTTTAATCACGCCATTGCCTACCACGAGTTCTTCCATTTTTCGGGTAAGCTTGGGTAAGTTGACTTCGTTGGCGATGCCCATCCAGCTACCGCCTTCATGAAACATATTAAAGTCGCGTAGTTTGCGCGGGATCATGGTTGTTCTCCTTCGGTCATTCGTTGCTTTGAATCATTAAGCTTGCGCTTCTTGTTCTCTTAAGCCGCGCCGATGCGCTCGGCAAAATTCAGCAGGTATTGGTCGGTAATACGCTGGTTTAGCATCAGGTTTTCAAGTGGGGGAACCGGGGTATAGTCGTATTCAATCACCAGCTTTCCGGCTTTTAAAAATTCCGGCGTGTTGTTTCTTGGATCGAACCAGGCGCTGCCGCCAAGCAAGTAACCGCTGGATACCATTTCGCGCAACTTGGCGTTAATGCCCTCAACAATATCTGTGGCTAATGAAGGGTGAAGTGGCTTATCAATCGCCCATAAATGCGCTTCTGCCATGGTGTCTGCTAAAACTTGCGCTGTTCTCACTGCGCTTTCAAAAGCAAACAAAGGGTTGGCGCTGCAAGTGCGTGAGCCCCAAAACCGAAAGCCTTTTTCGTTGATAAGTGTGGTGACTTCGTGACTGTTTAAGTAGCCCGCATCGGTGGTGGGGTGTTGTAAGTCCCAGCTAATGTCTTTCGACAGTCCGGTTACACCGTTTACAGGCACGTTTGATAAGGTTTTATGCCAGCCGGAATCGTTATCAATTTGGGCGCGTAAACCCAAAGCGCGAGCGGTTGACCATGCGGTTTTTTCAACGCGGTGAATGGTGTCCCAGCTGATAAAATCAGGCCAAATCACCATCAGCTCACGCGCGCCGAAGTTGTCGCGATAGCTCACCGCCGCTTCTTTGGTTTCACATTCGTAAGCGGCAACATAGGCAAACGAGCGGGTTTGTTCTGCCAGGCTTGCCAGCGCTGCAGCCACCGCTACGTTATCTAATCCCGGTGCGCCAAGAATGCGCGGCGTAACGCCTAGTTGTCCTTTCGCGGCAGATAGCGCCTGAATGCCGGTTCGCTGCCCGTTAATCACCGAGCCGATAACGTTAGACGTGGTTTCGGCTTCATCGGCTCCTTCAGCAACGCGCACCACCACAATCAGCGGATTGCCTTGGTCTTTGATGGCATCCAGCACATAGGGCAAGGTGCCAGTATCTCCCGCGTTATCCATGCCCGTTAATACATCGGTGAGTAATACCGGACGGTTCAGGGGGAAGAAAGCGGGATCCGCATCGGGTGCGGTCGCGACAATCCCGATAATGGCGGTTTGAATGGTGCGAATGGGGCGGGTGCCCGTGTTGATTTCAACCACTCGCACACCGTGATGATAATCTGCTGACATGCTGTTACTCCGTTTGTGTTGTCTGTTCTGGTTGCGTTTGAACATCCGCAATAGCATCGCCAATGGCGCAACAATCATCTTCCAGCAAGGCATAATTTGCTTGCATGGGCGCGTTGCTACTGATGTAAATGAAATTGGTGATGATGTCGCCATCCAGCACCGCGACTTTGATGGTGTTGACGTTGTTTGTATTGGCATCAGTACTCACGCGCTAACCTCCCATTGAATGCTAATGTAACCCGCTGCCCCTGTGCTGCCGCGCTGGGAAATCGCAGAGCCGCCGCGATGGGCAACACCTGCGCCACCTTTACCGCCAGCGCCGTCGATGCCATCGGTAGCGGTGCCGTCGGTGGTGTTGGTGAGCACCTTACCGCCAGCGCCAATGGTTAGGGGCGTGGGTGCCGGGTCGCCTAATTTTGCCACACCGCCATAACCCCGTTTGCCGCCTTCAACTGTTATGAAATCGCCAAGCTGGGTAATACCCGCGTCGCCGCCATTGCTGCCGTCGCGAGCGAAGCTAAAGGTGCCACCGGGCGATAGCCAGTAACCATAAGCCGCACCACCGCCACCGGGCGCGCCAATGGTAATGGGGATAACTTCACCGGGTGTGACGACGATGGTTGCGCCCAACACGCTGGCACCGCTGCCGCCATTTGTGCCGCTTTGACCGTAAGGCGTTGTATATGATGCCGCTGCATACGCACCGCCACCGCCTCCACCATCGGCGGCTTTTACATCGACGACAATTTCAACCACGCCCGCCGGAACGGTAAAAGCGCCGCTCACGGTGTAATTGGCAATGCCGCTGCGGGCGGCGTTAATGGTGTCGGTGCCTGAGAAATCCGGCTCTTGCCAGCCGAAGCCGTTGAAAATTAATTCCAGACGAGGAAGGGAGAGGTTGAATTGCCCGGTATAAATCTGGTTATTGAGGTACAAAATGGCACCGTCGGTAATTTGAATCAGCGGGTTGTGGCCTTGCTCCAATGATTTACTGAGCACCACACGCGCCCCGATTTTTATATCCTTCCTTTCCGGTAAACGACAACTGGCGCACGCATAGGGCAAAAAACACAGTTCATCGACTAACAACACTTGCCCGGTTTGCATCGGTTTTAACGGCAATAACGCGCCTTGGTTTGCCCATGTATCTGAGGTGTTAACTGCCACGGGTAATCTCCCAATCTAAGTGTTTGTTTAAGGTGGCGATGATTGATTCTGGCGTGCTGTAAATGATGTGGGTGTCGGTATGAAGCTCGCCGTTTGTGTCTTCAATAAGCAGGTTTGTACCCGATTGCGCGGTCAAATCGAACGGGATCAAGGTGCCACTGCTCACACCAGGGGAGCGCCTGAATGTCACCGTGGAAAACGGCGCTAAACCATCGGTATTGGGGAGCACAGCGGTTAAATCTGGTTCGTCGAACAGATAAGAATAAGATGCTTTAGTTTGTGCGTTTTGGCTAAGCGGTTGCGCCAGGTGGCGCTCATTTAAAATTTGATAAACGTTCTCCACATGCTGGCGCGTAGCCAGTACCACAGTGGGGTCGATTTTTAATTCAACGGTATCGGTTGAGCCTGTGGCAATGTAAGTTCGAACGGGTAATTCTGTCGCTGCGCCATCCGAGGGAAGGCTTTTATAACTGGGCGGGAACTTCGTTATTGCGTACAGCGTGCCGTCGGATAAAAACCAGCCAGCCTCGCGTACCGTCCAGCCGCCGACCGCAACAGGAACAATGCCTTCGGCATAATAGCGAGCGGGGTTGTTTTGGTCGACACGTAATTCATTAATCGCGCCCCGATACACTTCGTTTTCTAATGACGTAGCGTTTTTCAGTGTTTCTGCATCGGGTTCGTAGCTTACGCCACCGCCATCACCCACGGCATAATGTGAGAGCTGTAAGTTCTGCCCGAGCGCTTTGGCGTTAGCGTCTGCCGCTGCGCCAAGTTGTGTCACCACCGTGAAGAAACGTTGAGCCATAGTTATTGATAAGCCTCGATAATGTGATTTGCCGCGCTCACTGTGCCAAGGGCGGTGACAGAGGTGCTGTCGGAGTTCAGTTCAAAGAGTGTCCAAGGTTCGACGGTGGCGATGTTGGCGCTGGTTGAGCCGAGTAAATGCGTGTTGTTTGCGCTGCTGTTTAAGGAAAGTGACAGCGTGTAATGGGCGCTGTGGCGTTTATTGCTTTGCACAATGCGATCAATGTTGTTGATTAACGCACTATCTATGCCTTGATGATCGATTAACGCCGAAACGGTAAAGGTGCCAGGCTCGCCTTGTGTGCTGTCGTTTTGGCTTTGGGTTTGGTCTTCATACCACTCAGTGATTTCTGTATTGATATTTAACGACGCTAACGCCCGCTTAACCGCGCCTAATGTGCCTTTGTTTTTATGCACCTGCACGCTGTTTGCAATGAACTGGCGCTGGGTGGCTTCTGGCCAGTGGCTATCCCACTCATCAATAGACAGCGCCCACGCGAGCCACGGCAACAAATGCGCGGGGCATTGTGCCGGGTGCCAAAGCTGCGCATTGGGAACAGGTACATTGCCGATTCGCGCGGTTGCGGCTTCCACGGCCTGTTCAAACTGGCTGGCATTGGGTGGCAGTAAGCTATTCATCCTTGCTACTCATCCGTGCCGCCTAATACGATATCAATTGCACTGCAAAACGCCGCTTCATTAAACGCGTTGATAATGTTTTGTGTGGGCTGCTCCAGCTGCACATTTTGCACACCGGGTTGATGCAAGGCCGCAAACAAACCGGAGAGGGTGATGTCGTGACCTAAACGGTGATGCGCTGTCACGTATTGATTCACCGCTTCAATGGCTTTGTTTTGAACCACACTGGCATCAGGGCCACGATAAAGGGTTAAACGGGCTTTCACCTGATAGGTTTTTACCGTTGCCGCTTGCACCAAAACCTGATCCGTTAAAGGCCGAATGTTTTCATGGTTCAGCCTTTGATTCACTGTATTGAGTAACGCGGCATTTGGGGTGCCATTTGGTTCACTGATTGCCTCGTCTGAATTTTCCAAAGCTTGCGCTAACACCGTAACCACAACCTGACTCGGCGCGGGGCTGGATACCGACACATCCTTTACCCAAGGCGACGCCGACAACGCATGAAACACATAAGAGCCAATTGGCCCTGCCGTGCTATGGCCTTCAAGGGACAACTGCACACGGTGGCGCAAGCGCTCATCGTCTTCTTCGGTTTGATTGACCACTTCACGTTTCACACCAAATAGCGCGGCTAAATGGTCGAGATTGGAGCCTTGCGCGTAAGCCAGCATGGTGGCGTGCGCGGCGTGGTTAATGCGCTGGCGAACCAACAATTCCCGGTACGCACACACTTCCAAAAGCTTGATAACAGGCTCAGAGCTGAAATCTAACGCGCGGGTTAATTCCGGCGCTCTGCTTTGTAAATCGGCTTTCATTTCGTCGAGAATGCGTTCAAAACTCAAGGTTTCGATTACACTGGGCACGGGTAACTGGCTAAGGTTAATGGGCGTGAACGTGGTCATTGCAACTTCACCGTGAGGTTAACGCTGCTGTTCTGCGAGAGATTCGAAACCACGCCTTCAATCAGAATATGAGCCGCCCCGGAAGCATCGCAATTCACCGCGACACGGCTCACCTTTAAACGCGGCTCCCAACGCATTAACGCATCTACCGTTGCTGCCATCAGGCGCAGCTTTCCTGCCGGGTTAGCGGCTTGGTCGATTAAATCGAACAGGTGAGAGCCATACGTTCGGCGCATTATCCGCGAGCCAATTGGTGTGGTAAGAATGTCGCTTACCGACTGTAGAAGGTGGGCTTTGCCTGTTATGGCGCTTCCGGTTTCGGTGCTCATGCCCGTAATCATTCTGGCGCTCCGGTTTTTGCGGTGCCAGACGCCACACCAATGTGTTGATGCTGCTGTGCGGAAACGCCATCGGATGTGAAATCGCCGCCTGTTTGAGTTACCGCACCTTCAATACGAACCTTGCCTTTAGTGACGTGATTTTCAGCAGTGGATTGAACCGTATTACCTGCTTGTAGATGAATGGTGTTCTGCGCAATGAGATGAATATCGCCTGTGCTGCTGAGCGTTAGTACTTTTTGTGCGGCATCGTATTGAACGGTGGTGCCATCGTTGAACTGGATAACATCAAACGACGCATCCACATTGGCGGGCTTTAACGCCTCGGTATACAAGATGCTCACAATCAAGGCTTGCGCAGGATCGCCCGAAGGACAGCACAGCACCACTTGCGTATTTACTCTAAGCGGTCGCCACTGAATAAAGTTATTGCCAATCTGCCCAGGCCACGGCAACCAATCGGTTAACAGCTCGCCACTTTGCACACGCAAACGTAAATGCTGCTCATCGACTTCAGCAATGGTGCCAATGCGGATCAGGTTTTCAAAGCGTCGGTGAAGGTCTGAAAGCGTGAAGCTCATATCAAGATTGCGTTGATGATTTGCAGTACATCAACGCATCTTGATATGAGGTTATGGGGTTGTCATGGAGTGGAAGGTTAGATTGGAGGGAATTAACTTTTTGCTTACCAAAGTGAATCCCTAAACTGCCTCTCGCACGGAATGCCATCTTTGTCACCATCCATTTTGGTATTCGGGCAGTTTTTCAGAAAAAATACCGCTTCGTCGTATGATGTCATTTGGCTGCAATGCTGGCGACCATCGCATTTAAAACTGGTCTTGTTCACTGGCGTGTTGTTTATGCTCTCATAAACAGGGGTGGGTTCATTTAAAGGCGTTTTGCTGCCGTTTTGAGTGTTGGCGTACTGATAAAGCGCCAGTAAAATCAGTGCAGCAGGGATCAACTTGTTCATTA